GGCGCGTGCCCGCCGGGGTGGCCGTGGGCACCGGGCGCGCCTGCGGCCGGGGATGTTCCAAGAGATACCCGAGCTTGCGGCGCCTCGCGTCCATGGCAGCCCTCTTCCTCACGCCCCGACCTGCACCTTGTCCTCGGGGCCTCGGTCGATCTCGACGCAGCACCATGAGGGTGCCTTCGCCGCCTCCCGCTCAAGGTCGGTACGGCAGCCCGCGCAGGCGAACGCCTCGCTGACGCGGATGTACTTGCCCTGTTTGAAGTCGACGACCGGGACCTCGCCGTTGTGGTCGGCCGCGAGCTTGAGCACGAACTCGGGGCTCCGCTGGAGAACTTCCTTGTACTCGGCGAAGACGCGCACGCGGATGGCCGCTGGGCTGACCCGGCAGGCGTCGCACTTGCGTCCGCCCCAGGCGAGCGCGCGGTGGACTTCCTGCGGCGTGGTCTGCCCATCCATGAACTTCCTGACGCCGTTGATCCGCTTCTCGTCGCCCATCGTCGCCTCTCCTCTACCGCGCGAACACGATGCCCAGGCGCTCGCCGTCCACCGTGCGCCACCGCTCCTCGAACTCGCCCACGGGGATCGCGGTGGTGCCCGGGAGCACCGGATCCTTCAATAGGACCTTCCCGCCCCCGAAGCCGCGCACGACGGCGTAGTGCCCGGACTCCACGCTCTCGCGCCACGGCCCACCCTCGCCGCGCTCGCGCCACGCTTGGTAGCCGACGATGACCGGTTCGCCGGCCTCGACGTGCTGCCGGAGGTCTTCGATGGTCATGCCGCGCAGGAGCTTCGCGGGCGCGCCCAGGTCCCGCGCGACCTCGACCATGCGCTCGGGCTCTGTGCCGACCTCCGGGTCCACACCGAGCATCTCTTCGAGGTCTTCCTCGGGGCCTTCCCACGCGCTGAGGTAGCCCAGCACGGCACGCAAGGCCGCGACCCCGCAGGTGTACGAGGCGCGCTGCCCGTGGTCGGGGATGCCGACCAGCGCCTTCAGCTTGCGTGCCCCAATCCTGCCCATCCTTCATCCTCTCAGGTAGACCTTCTTACCGGACCTCATCAGGACGAACTTGCCGCCACGCTTGCCAGTCTGCACCGTGCGCGGCTGCGGGGCCGCCGCGCTTGCCCTGCTGCTCGACCAGCGCCTTCAGCCCGACGGCCTTCCAGCAGCGCGCGCAGCTCGGCGAAACACCGTGGCTCGGATCCCTGGTAGCATGACCCATCACCGCCATCGTACGCATCGCCGTAGCGACACCGAGTGCAGCCGTGCTCGTGGCGCTCGTAAACTACGCGAGCGGCGGCCTCCAGTGCGGCGATCCGCGCGAGCGCCTTGGTTAGGAGATCGGACTTCTTCATTTTCTTGGCGGGGCGCGGCTTGAGCATGAACTACCTCGGATGTTGCATGACGGGCTGTAGCTCGCCGTACAGGTAGGCGATTCTGCTCCAGTTCATCGCCCCCGGTCCATAGCCGGGACGCAGCGCCTTGTCATCGATGAAGAGGTCGACCTGGGGCTTGCCACCCGCGCCGTCGTCGATGGCGGCGAAGACGCCGGGCAGCTCGCGATCCACGAAGTCGAGCATCTGCTGGCACCGAGCTTGGTTGAGCGGCTGGCTGCGCTCCCAGAGGTCCGTGTTCACGCGGCGCGCGTTCGCGCGCACCAGCGGGTCGAGCGACGGGTCGATGAGCAGCGCGGCGCTCATGCGAGCGGACCAGAGCAGCAGCGTGTGGCCCGCCGCCTTGAGCGCGACGAGCCCTTCCTTCGCGCCGGGCAAGAACGCGAGCGGCGAGTCGATGTCGTCGTAGGCGCGCCCGTCCTGCACGACGACGGTGCCGTCGAAGTCCACCGCGATGATCACGATGCCTCTAGACCTCCGTTGTCACAGGCTTCGGCCTCACCGCAACGCGTCCCGCTTCAGCGCTCGGGCAGCTTTGCTGAACATCTCGGACGCCTTGATTTCAATGCGCCGAGCAACCACGTTGGGATCGCTGTGACCGATGGAGCCACCATTGCCCACCGCGCCCCAGTAGCGCCCGTTCGCGTACCAGACCGCCAAATCGAGCCCCAGCACCTCACGCTCGTAGCTGGGGCGGCCGCGTTCGAAGCCGGCCAACTTCTCCCAGCCCCTGCGCCTCATCGGCTTCGACTTGTTGCGCTTGTCCTTCATCGACCCTCTCCTCTCCTCCCGGTGAGACGCGGAACCTATCCCAGAACGAGCAGGTGCTGCTCGGATCGAGCGCGCCGTAGGTGCTCGCACCCGCCATCATGGGGTGGCCGCAGGAGAGCCCGCGCACCACGGGCTGGCCCACGCCCGGGAGGTAGACGACCGGCAGGCGCCACTTGCAGGCATCGCAGGTGCGCCCAAGCAGGATGGCCTCCGCGCTCGCCGCCTTCTCAGCCAGCGTCATGGCGTCCTCCGTACCGCCCGCGCGAGCATGCGTGGTGCAAGCTTCTGCCGCAGCACGTCTTCGACCACAGCCTCGCGCAGCCTCTCGGACGACTCCAGGCGCTCCTCGACCAGACGAAGCTCTGCTCGAAGGTCGATGAACTCCTCGGGAGGGCAAGTCTGCGATGCCGGTCCGCGCCCCCCGAGCCACGCGCCCAGAGCGAACGCGGCGCAAGCGAGGAAGAAGGCGCCCTCGCGGCTCATCCGCGCCTCAGAGGCTTGAGGTCCTCTCCCGAGGGAGTGAGCGGGATGGCAGTTCCCTCGGTGACGATACGGGTCGGCACCGCGAGGGTGGCGACCACCGGGTGCGACTCGGGAATGGCCGCGCGCGGCTCATCCTCGCCGGGAACTACGAGCGGTGAGAGCGCTGCAGCGACCGCAAGGAAGAGGATGCTCGGCGCCCTGCGCGCCGGGGGCAGCGTGGCCCAAGAAGCGAGGTCTGGGTGCTCCAGCGTCTCGGGACGCTTGGCCGCACCCCTCTTCCAGCCCGCCGCCACCAGCCCTGCGCGCCACTGCTCGTGTACTTGCTCGGCAGTGGCGAGCGGGTGGTCGAAGACGAACTGCGTGACGTCCCGAGCCGCCTGTCTCTCCCACGCGCCGGCCACGTCCCAAGGCGGCACCGAGTAGTCGCCCAACCCCGCGCGAAGGGCGCGGGTGGCCTCGTGGCAGGCGCGCGCCACGTCCTCGACGCGCAGGAAGTCCTTGCCCATCGCAGCCTCCTAGTAGCCGCCCATCTGCGCCATCATCGCGGCCTGCATCTCGGTGTCCTTCTCCTTCGCAGCAGCCGCGACCCTCTTGAGCATCTCCGCCACGTCCTCGACGCCGAAGTACTCCGCGATGAACTTGCTCGCGTGTTCGGCGTCGACGAGTTCGCCAGACTTGGCGGCGCTGGCCGCCGTGACCGCTGCCTGCACGTCGGAGAGGACGGGCTCGAAGTAGTGCGGCCACTGGAGGGTGAGCACGCCGCCGCCTGCCCCGAGCTTGCGCTCGGTGACCTTCTGCCCTGCCTCCGTCTTGATGACGCGCGGCGGCAACCTGAGCACCTGCTTGACGACCTGCCCCGTCGCGTCCACCTTCCCCTCGCCGAGCTTGCGGGCAACCGTCACCATGTCGAGGAGCATCGGCTTGATGCCCTTCTCGCCGTACTGCTCGCGGAGGACGTCAGCCTTGGCAAGCATCGACGCGAAGGACCGTTCGATCTCGGTCGCGGTCTTCCTCGCTTGGTCAGGGTGCTCCAGCACGCACTGGGCAACCTCCAACGCGTAGGCGCGCAGCACGCTCACCTGTTCCATCGCGCGCTGGGTGCCCGAGCCGCCCATCTCCAGGTAGCTCGCACTGCCGTCCGGGATCTTGATGGCGTTGTCGCTGCCCTTGCGGATCTCCGCGAGTGGCTCCTTCGTCGTGATGACTACGGTCGGGTCGCAGTTCGACAGCGTCCCCTTGGTCGCCTGAGCGATGAGGGCGTCGATGGTCTCGACGAGGTCGTAGATGCCCTGGCAATCGGGGTCGCCGTCCACGTCGTCCTGCACCGGGTAGTTCTGCACCCAGTAGACGGGGCAGAAGCCAAAGCCGTGAGCAACCTCCTTCTCGACCTCCCACGCTGGCTCGCTGCCGTCCGCGACCTTCGCCTTCGCGAAAAGAACGTCCCTCTCGGAGTCGATGGTGCGCCGATACCAGTAGTCGACGGTCTCGGAGACGCCCGAGACGGCGTTCTTCTCCTCCTCGCTGTAGGTGTAGCGGATCTCGACCGCGCGCAGCCGCTTCTTCGAGCGGTCCTCGAAGATCGGCTCGCACCAGCGCGGGTCGAAGACCTCGACGACTGGTTTGCCGTCCGCGAACTGGAAGCCGAAGACGGACGTGCCCATCGCGCCGCCGAGCGACCTCGCCTGGATCATGAGCGACCAGAGGCGGGACTCCTCGATGAGCGAGCCGACGAAGTCCTCGGTGTCCGGGTCGCCCTCAACTCGAACGCGCGGATGATGACGCGCGCTGAAGAGCAGGCCGGTGAAGCGATCCACGATCACCTTGGGCAGCGCGTAGGGCGCCCGGGGGCGGCGAAACTTGATGGGAAGGGTCGCGCCCGCATCGTAGAAGCCGGGCGGCAGGAAGCCCGCCGTGGCGACCGCCTCGTGCTCGACCGGGTCTAGGTTCTGCCGGCCGTCCCAGTCGCAGCGGCGGGCGTCGTAGTGCTGCGTGCGGTACCACGCGAGCAGCCAGTTCAGGTCTTGCTGGCGCTGCGTCATGCCGAGCCGAGCGACGCGCTGGTTGACCTGAGCCTGGGACTCCCGCGTGCCGAGGGAGCCGGTGCCAACAAGCTTCTGCATGAAGCCGTTGATGGCCCGACGAATGCGACCGGCCTCGGGGCGAGTTCCGCTGCTCATCGAGCCTCCGCGAAGGCGGCAGGGGAGCGGTAGCATAGCCCGCGCGCCTTCAGCTTGGTCAACTTGCGCCGTAGCACGTCGCGCCTGACCAGCGAGAGCCTGTCGGCGAGCGTGACCCCGTCGAGGTGGTCGATCTCGTGCAGCAGCGTCACGGCAAGCTGCCCATCTCCCCCCACTTCCATCAGGCGACCATCGTAGCCCAGCGCGCGAACTCGCACCACTTCGGGCCGCTCGACGAACAGGTGCAGGTAGGGTAGCGAGAGGCAACCTTCGCTGGTCATCTGCGCCTCGTCGCTGCGATAGCTGACCTCGGGGTTGACGAGGCAGACGTGACTCCGAGTGGGCTTCGCTCCGCAGGAGCAGGCAACTTCCAACCCCACCGGAGGCGCCTCCCGATTGAACTGCACGCAGGTCGGCAAGTGAATGGTCTGCGTCACCGCGAGCACGACGGCGCGCAGGTCCGCGCCGACCTGGGGAGCCGACAGACCCGCTGCCCCACAGGCGACCAGTGTGGCGACCAAGTCGTCGAGCAGCGCGCGAACCGCATCGTCCACTTCCTTGGCAGGCGAGCACGCCCGAGCAAGGCGCGCGTCAGGCCAGATGACGACGGGGCGGAACTTCCCCCGCATCACGCCCTCGACTCGGCCAGCAGCCTCTCCCATGCCAGCCGCCATCGCTTCTTCGCTTCCCCGAGCCGTTCCGTCCATACTGCCGCCTCCTCGTTCGTGGCGCGCGCTGCTTCTTCGTCAAACTGCTCACCCATCCCATGAGCTACCCCCGCGCGTGGCCGGCCCTTTGAGCCGAACGTACTAGGTCATCACTACCTCGCCGTCAGGTCCAGCCGGCCCGTCTCCGCGCGGATCTCTCCGAGGCGGGCTCCCTGCGTCGCGAACCACGAGGCCATCAGGCAGTCGCCCGTATGGCCGGCGGGGTCGTAGTAGAGCATCTCGGAGATCCACGGGTCGAGCACGGGTTCCACACGCCCGCCTTGGTTCGGGATGATCCACTTGCCCGCCGCCATCTCCGTCGCGAGCGACTCGATGCCGAACTCGGGCGAAGCCTTCTGCCGTCCAGTAGTGTAGGGGCGGATGAAGCTCGCGCCCTGCGCCTGGGCGAACTGCACGATGAAGTCCTGAGCGGCGTTGTTCTCGACGATGCAGATGCTCTGGTAGCGGCGGTGCACGTCGAAGATGCGGCTGATGATCTCGGGGCCGCTCCAGCGCCCCCGCTCGATGCCCAGTACCTCGCGCGAGCCGTCGGGCGTAACGACGAGGGTGAAGAGCACGGTCCAGTCGGAGGCGCTGTGCCGTTGCACTGCGAGATCGACGCCCGTGTAGACCCGGCAGCCGGAGGGCACCGCCGAGAGCCCATAGCAGAGGGACTTGCCCTCCCCGCGCTTGAGCGCAACCTCGATCCACTCGCGCTTGAAGCGGGCCTCCGCATCGTCGCGGCTAACGCAGAGCATCTGCCGGGCAAATTCTAGCGGGCCAAGCTCGTCGCGCTTCTTGGCGATGCGCTCGGGCGGCCAGCGGTCGGGCCAGCGCGGCTGCCCTGCCTCATCGAGCACTGGGTAGCGGTAGGCCGACCAGCCGGGCAGGGCGGCGAGGCGGTGGAGGAGGTCGTCGGGGTGGAAGGCGGTACCGATGCAGACAACCCGCGCCCCGGCTGTGAGGCGACCTGCAAGGGTGCTGTGGTACCAGTCCCAGAGATCCTTCCGGCTCGCGGGCGTGCGGCAGTTCTCGTAGTCAAGGATGTCGTCGAGGATGAGGAAGTCGATGCGCGCCCCGAGGACGTTGCCGTGGACGCCGAAGGCCTGGACGCTCGGATCCTTGGAGTACGTCGTGCGCTTCACGAACAGTTGGGAGGAGGTCCACGGCTCGGAGCGCACCAGCTTCGGGAACACCTGATGAAGCTCGGGGCTCGACTCGATGTAGCGGCTGATGCTGTGGACGATCTTCTCGGCCTGCGTGTGCGTGTTGCTGACGATGGCGATGCGGGTGGTCGGGTCGCGCCCAAGCTCGTAGAGCGCACGCGCGATGGCCATCTGCGTCGTCTTGCCCGACTCGACGTGGGACCAGAGCAGCAGCCGGTCGTGGTCGTTGGCGAGCGCGTGCCACGCCGTGTGGATGGGCGCGAGCGTGATGCCGTTGCCGCTGCGCTCGTCCTTGATGACGACGGACGAGAACAGCGCCGGGTGTAGCCGTGCGAGAGAACACTGATGCTGGACAGCAGCCTTCCACGCGGCTGCGCGAAGGTCAGTGGACGATAGGCTCGCTGCCGTTGCCGCCGCTGGGCTTGCCATCGTTAGTCCCCTCCCCCGAGGGAATGACGCCGAGCTTCTTGGCTTCCTCGATGAGCGCGAGCGTGCGACGAGTCTCGCGCTCGGCCTCCTCCATGCTCACACCAATGACGCCGACGATCTCGGTGGGCTCACCCGCCTTCAGCCGCTCAAGCTGGAGCGTCCGCAGCGCGCACTCGTTGGCGTCGCGCATCAGGGACGCAAGGCGCTGGAAGAAGCGGACCACTTGCAGCGGCTCAAGCTCCGCGTTCTGGACGGCCTCGCGAGCCCTCGGCGCGAGGCGGATGACGCCCGCCATCACCTGCTGCGTCGTCGCGAGCAGGGCAATCGTGTTCTCCCGCGCCGCCCGGACGAGCTTCGCCTCCTGCGCCAGCGTGTCCACCGCGTCCTCGCGGGCCTTCGCCTGGATGGACGACGGCACGCTCACGGCGGCCGTCGCCTGCTGCGCGGCCTCGACGATGCGCTTGGCGCGGGCCTCGTGCTGCTCGGCACGGACCACGTCCTTGATGGGAGGCGCCCACGGGATGCGCGGCGTCCAGCCGCGCTCCCAGCCGCGCCGCGCCG